ACACTCAGCGTACATCTGTTTAAACTCCTCTTTTTCTGCCTCCAGGCGTTCCATTTTTGACATTGTAATTTCCTGCATTTCTGCTTCCTCCTTATATTCCAGTGACACATGCCACCAATTATCTGTTAATTTGATATCTCTGATAATGGACTTTCGGATCTGTTCCATCGTTTTCATGCTTACGATCTCCCTGGAAGTAAATTCCAGTTTTTCGCTCAAGCCTCCGGTCATCATTTCGTAATGGATCTCTCGCTCGTCCTCCGGATCGGACTTACAGAAGTCCAGGAACTTCCTGCCGATCCATTTCTTTAAATCATCCACGCTTATTCCTCCTCGTAATCTTCATACTCGATCCCGGCGATCTCGCAGATGCTTTCATAGTCAGAACCATTTTCGTACATGTTCCGGATCGTTTGCCCGTGGATCGTGCCATCCCACATCCGGATCATATTTTCGATTGCCTCATTCAGTCTCTGATTGCTTCTGTCTGCCATTATTTCTCTACCTCCTCAATAATCTCTGATGCTAGCTCTTCGCCGTATTTTGTTGCCAGGAACATTCTTGCATATCCCCATTCTTCCGGACTGTTGGACTTGTCAAACATTTCTACTGCATCCCTCCGGCATTGTTCTTCTGTCAGATCCCCTTCGACTACTACTTTGATCCGGCTGTTGATTTTCTCCAGGCGTCTCCTTGCCTGCTGTCTTTCTTTCTCCAGATCCATCATAATGTTTGCAGCCTCCAGCATACTCTTAATCAGTGGCATGCCTCCGGTTTCATACAGAGTGGCAATCTGATCTTTGCCTCCGACTTCGTTGATTGCCGGGTGCCAGGTGTATACTGTTTCAATGATCTCGTAATTCTGATCGGAGATCTCGCCTCTAACTCTTTCCTCAAATTCATGCTTCATCATGGCTTTTATCCTCCTCAAGCGCTTTCTCTAAGTCCAGCTCTCCGCCGACTGCTTCATCCATGAGATTGTCAATCTCGATATCCAGTTTCTCTACTTCTTTTTTCAGAAGTTTGATTGCTTCTGTGATCTCTCGGCTCTTGAAATTGTATTCATCCAAAATGCCCAGGGCCGATGCCACCGTCTGATACATCTTTGCCTTGCTCGCAACTTCCATGATTGCTTTATGTTTATTCATTTCTACTCCTCCTCAACTTTCTTGTAATCTTCCAGGATTCCCATAAGCGTTGCTTTCCCGATCCGGAACTTCTGTTTATGCCCACATCTGGTTCCCATATAATTGACAACTGTTCTTTCTGGAAGCTCATGCTTTATGTACTGGATCATGTAGTAATGACCGTCTCCGTGATGAACCACATCTATAAATTTGTGCTCGTTCCGGATATTCCGGAAGGTTGCTCTTTCTGTTCTGTTTGCTCTGGATCTCTTAATCATATCCGCTTCCTCCTATTCCTCAACCTTTTTGATATAGATGTATCTCTCGCCGTTTTCGTCCTCGTAGATGCCGTTGTACATGTTCCAGACTCTATCAGCTCCAACTTCTGTGTAGTGCTGTCCTCCGAACATTACGTTGTCGTTCTCGTCAACGATGATGTAATTTTCTTTGCTGGCTGCCTCTTTTCTCAGTCTGTCGATCGTCAGGATCAGGCTCTGTTTTGAGGTTCCGTATAACTTCTTTCTGTCAGCTCCCAGTTCTACAGCCAGGTCTCTAAGTTCATTTGTGTTCATTCTTGATAAGCTCTTTTTCATATCTTTCTATCTCCATTTCCGTTCGTGTCGTTCATTTGTTTTCTGTTGATGCTTGAAGTATAACTCACTGTAGTGCGTTATGTCAAGGCGTGTTCTGCATTTTTTTGTAAAAAAATTAGAGGCATGCGTTTATGCCTCTAAAACAGTGCGTTTTTCTTTATTTTCTCACATATCGAAATTCATATCCCATAGCCTCCAGGATCGCTTTCAGTTTTCCGAATCCAGGTGCTTCCCGTTCAAAAACAGCGTACAGTGAGTTTTTATCAATATCCAACTCACTTCCATCTTTTTTCCTGATGTCTATATCACGATCTAGTGCGTTGAATATTCTTCTCACGGTGTTAAAGTTTGGATTTGCCCTAGTCAGGACATCAAACACCGATTGTCTCGTTAGTCCTGTTCTTCGTCCTAACTCCATCTGAGTAACGCCCTCTTCTTTCATTGTCTGCTTAATATATTCAATCACTTCCATGGCTTTCCCTCCGTTTGCTATAGCATACTCCAGGAAGGATCGGCTTGTCAAGGCGTATATTACATTTCGGAGCAAATATCCAATCGTGCGTCATAATCGCATCTGGATCCGGACTTGTCGCACATCTGGCACAGCATTACTCTAGCTCCGCAGCGAGGGCAATAGGAAACTAAGCCCCACTCTGGATCCCAGGAAAACATGTTGTGTGTCTCACAGTACGGGCAAAACCCAGTTGTCAGAGAATCTTTGATGTCCTCCAACTCCTGGGCTGTCCTTCTCATGTTATTTTTTAGGTTCCTGTTCTCTGTCTCTCGCCTCCTGATGCGTTCATTCTGCCTTTTTAGCTTTTCCGATCGCTTTCGCAATCTTTTCTTCAAGATTATGTTTTCCACTTTTTTAATCATGCCTCAGAGCCTCCCTCCTGGTCGTCCTCGAATACATACTTCGCACCCGGAAGTGTAAATGCTCTCGGAGAAAACTCCGGGCCAGAAATAATCAGCCCCATTTCTCGCATTTCCTGCATGTAATGACACGTTGAGCTGGTAGACTTCAATCCGATCCCGTCTCCGATCTCACGGACGCTCGGTGGAAATCCCTTCTCACTCATGTATCGCTTACAGAAATTCAAAATATCTTTGTGACGTCTTTTTATTACCTTTTTCTCTACCATATGTTGTACCTCCAATCCGGATCCACTTTGTAAAATATTGCTATAAATGCTGGATCATATTCTGCCGACATCGGATATTCACCACGGATCCGGAATACTATTTCCTCGATGTCCGGCTCGTTCAGATCTTCCAGCTTGCAACCATATTCTTTTTCCAGATCATCTAGCTCGTCATCCAGGCTCAGGATCTGTCGCTCTGGTTCTGGTTTCCAGTCTTTCGGAACTCTCTCGTACTCCTCACGTCTCCGCTCCCAGTATTCATCCTCATTCGGTATGCTCCACATTTTTACTCCTTCCAAACTTCATTAGCTTCTTTCTTGCAATCTCGCTCCGTGTAATAATCATACAAGAACTCTTTCTGTGCTTTTGTCATGTCTCTAACCAGGCTTCCGGTCGCAAATGCGATCCCCTGCGATGGATTGTGAAGCAGTACCCAGCCCCGATCTGTAAGCCAGCCTCCAGCGTCAAATATATCTTCGCTCTGATCCGGGTAATTCTCTTCCACGTATTTATTCGCCCAGTCTTGGTGTTCTCCCCACTCAACTTCATGGAAAGTTCCATTCGGCTCCAACCACCCGAAATCTCCGGTTGTATGCTCTTTTTCATCCATCATACGGGTTATGAAGCTGTCAAGTCTCGCCTGCTCTCTATCTTCGTTCGTTTCCTCTCCTAGCTCTTTTCTTACTGCTCTTTGTTCGCCTTCCGAAAGATGTTCCATCGCCACATTGAACCTTTCTGTCATTCTATCCAGATCACTTTTCAAGGCTTTTTTCGACTGAGGTATCTTCCAGACATCCATACTGCTTGGTAGTTCTTCCTCTTCTCCTGGCTCATATGTTTCCAGGTGGTACGTTCCGTCAGCAGTATTGCCTTTCAGTGCTGCTCTTCCCATCAGGATATCTTCTGCATACCTCCGGATCTGAGCTTTCGGTGTGTCTGTTCCGGTCATACTGTCCACCAGGATTTCCATGATTTTCTCAATACTCTTCTCCCCAGAGTAAAACCACTCCCTAGCGATCTGAGTAATAAACTCTCCCGTGATTCCAAACGAAAGTATTCTTTTTTCTCCTCCCATCTCCGTACCTCCTACTCTTGATTGCAATAATCAATAAATGCCGTGATTGTCTCGTCTGCCTCGCAACGTGTATAAAGTCTCTTTTTGCGGTTTTTCTTTCTCCATAGCGGTAACCCGTGCATTTTCCGCTGATTATTTGTCAGCAACATCGGTTTCATGTTTCCCATGATCTCTCCATCTCCGGAGGTCTGCCGCCTCCGGTCGGCACTATGTAATCAATCCAGAAGTAACTCCTGGCTGATCGTGTACTGTTCCTGGAGCTTTTCAAAAGCTCTTTCAGTTACGGTGTATTCAAACCATCCGTCCATGTACTGATAATTTGGTCTGAGGTTCTTTGCCTCTTTCACACCATCTTTTTTGATTCCTCTGCCTTTCAGCTCCAGTGGAGTGTTGATATGGTAATGTCTGCCATAATAGCTCCGCTCTGCTTCGATCTGGCATTTTGGCTTCTGTTCTCCCATCTCCGGAGTGTAGCAGTACAACCCCGGCTTTTCTGGAATCGCTGCCGGCTTTTCTTCCGGTCTTGCATTTTCCAGGCGTCTTGCTCGGATCTGTTCCTGGAGCGTTTCAACTTCTCCAGGTTTGAAATTGCCCTCCTCATGGCAAACTGCCATGATCTCTGCATACTCCTCTACCACCTGGTTGTCAGATGCCAGATTGATCAGCTGTGTCAGGTTCAAGAAGATGTTACTGTGTGTCTGCGGAAATTGAATAATTGTTGCTGCCATAATGTCTCTACCTCCCGGTTATGCGTAAATGAATTTTCTGAGATCTTCGTCTCTGCAATCACTGTCTAACCATTTGTCGAACTGATCCGGAAATCTTTTCTCCAGCTCGTCCATGAACCATCCTCTTAGTGTAGGCGTGTTCAGATCAGTCATCGTAGTTGTTGCCTCCCACTGATCCAGGAGCTGTGCTGTTGTCAGGGATCTAACCAGGTTTCTTGCTCTCTTCTCCGGTGCTTGTTTGCTTTCCTCTTCGTCTATCAGCTCGATTTTATCCATCAGAGTTCTCCAGTAAAACACTCTGCCATCACTTGTTACAAGAAATTCTTTGTGGAGATTGCTGTTTTCTTCTTTCAGGTCATATGCTTTACATTCAACCACTTTTCCGTCAATATATTCGTGTGTGGTATCTTCAAATTCCGCCTTTTCTTCCAGGTATGAAATAAACTCTCTGACCGTGAGCTTATCCATGAGCTTTTCTGTAGCAATCATAAAATTTACTCTGTATCTGTTAGCGTCCTCGTTTTTATATCTCATGGTGTTCCTCCTATCTTTCTTCGACTGATCCGATCTCCAGATCATATGTCCTTGTTTCTGTGCCCTTCATGTATCTTTCAAGCGATTTTCTCAGTCTTGAAATAGCATCATCTTCATCCTTGCCAGCGATTACTCTTGAATCAAGATCGCCTTTAATTTCCTCGTAGTCGTTAATCATCAGGTACTCGTTTATTCTGAAATAGATTTTATATTTTTTCATTTCGTTTTCCTCTTTTCCGTTCGTGTGTTTGTTTTTCTTGATGCTTGAAGTATAACTCACTGTAGTGCGTTATGTCAAGGCGTGTTCTGCAAATAATCAAAAATATTTTTCCGGGTGGATTTTGTGATGCTCACTGTAGCGTCACGAAAGAGAAAAGAAAGAAGCAAAGAAAAGAGAAAATATAATATTTATATATAATAAATAATATATATGTGATAAAAAATCACTGTAGCGTATACAGTGATAGTCACTGTGATAATCACTGTAGCAATCACTGTGATAATCACGGACTGTTTGCATTATATAAGGAAGAAACACCTAACACTTGTTGAGAATACCTTTTTACCTGGATCAGTAAAATGCTCTTGCCGAGGATCCGGATCTGAAGCTTTTTGTCACTCGTGAAATGTCACTGTGACTTCACTGTGATAGTCACTGTATATGCTACAGTGAACGTCACATAACGCACTATGGTACTTTTCCACACTTTCCACAGTGCGTTGTGGATAATGTACGTTTTCTGAACCTGTTTTTGTGCATTTCAACCATGCCGGGCTTCTGATCCGGATTTTGACCTTTTCCAGGAACAAACTCACTCGCCTGGAGGTGCCTAAAATGCCTCAGATTGCCTTTTTCTTCACGGGCAATAATCAGATCCTAAAATTTATTTTCGTGCGAAATCAAAATTTTGCACAACTGGAGCTTTGCTGATTTGTGGAAAAACCACATTGACAAAAAGACCGTTTGCTGTATAGCCTTTTTCAGAATTTTACGAGATTTTCAGACAATAAAAAATGCCCCAGGCATCCGAAGATACCCAGGGCGTGTGTGACATATTATTTCCTCGACCAAAAGGTTTGCTGTTACTTATGCGTTACAGACTTGGTTTGCTAGTTAAAAAATTACTCTTAGTTGAAAAGTGCGTACCAGGTATCGGCTCCGCACCATCCGTCATCCTCCAGACCATTCGCTTTCTGGAATGCTGTGATCGCCTCTACCAGCTTGCTTCCGCAGCTGGCGTCCATGGCTCCGGTGTAATATCCTTTTGCGGATAAAATGAACTGAGCTATGAATGTGAATGTACCGACCGTTCCACTGTGAACTCCGGCTTTTCCGGCTACTTCCTTGCATGAACCATAGAAATTCTTGTTTGTCGGAGTGAGCTTTGTTCCATACTTGCGGTTCATAAGATCTTTCCAGATCGCAAGGGCTCCCCATCTGGAAGCTGGACCGTAGGATCCATCCACCTCCAGTTTAGCTCCGCAGAACTGGATCAGCTTATTGCCGTAATTGCTATTCAACCATTGCTGGCCGTTCTTGATGTTCGCTGTCTTACTGTTTCCTCCGGAAATTGTTCCGGATCCGCTGTTTGTTGATCCTGAGCCAGATGTTCCGGCTCCTCCAGACTTAGAACCATCCTGGACATTTGTTGCCGTATGATGGCTGTCGTTCAAAAGGATATCTCCGGCTAAAAGATAATCAGGACCAGTAAGATACTTCGATTCTGTCAATACCTGAAAACCGGCTTTTTCTGCTCCGGATCTCAGATTGCCAGTATATGTTGCGTTAATGTTTTTCAGTGCATCAATTCCCAGGAGATAACCAGCCGCTTTAATATTAGCGATCACTCCGGCGGAACAATCCCCCTCGCAAGCGATTGTGATCTGTGAAGGATCGTAATTACTTGCTTTCAGGTGTTCCCAGTATGTGCCTCTCTGTCCCTGATCGTAACCGACCAAATCATTTTTAGCAGCTTTGATCCCAAGCTCTGCCAACTTTGCTCTAACTTTTGCATCCGGATGTCTCAGAACGCACTTCCAAGGTCTGTTATACCATGGAATCAAAGCCCATTCTGTCCCGGTCTGATCTCCAGCTTTTCCTCCTGAATACTTTCCGTTTTCATCATGTCCGCTGTTTGAAATTAAACTCATGTTTGTTTCCTCCTTTTCGATGTCTTTATAGATTTTCAGGTACTGCTCCCCGTAGGAAGCTCTTGTCTTTTTGACTTCTGATCCGGTATTTGTAGGAGCCTCGAATTTTACCAGAAAGATATCTGATGCTTTCTGGACTGAGGTTGCCGTTTTCAATACCTGCAGAACGCTCTTGTAGCTATGCTGTAATTCTTTCAGCATGAACTCAATCTGAGTGTCCGGATCTCCGATCGACACGCCTTTTGATTTAACCAGATCGTATAGCCCAACTTTCCTTCCTGCTGATGTCCACTGACAGAAACCATAGCCATACTGTCTGGAATCCCCCAATGGATGTAAGAAAAGATCTCTTGTGATCTCTCCGCTGTCTACTGCCTCGGTATACGTGTCATCGGTATATTTATAATTCAGTTTCTTTTCGCAGAGATTCTCCAGGTTTCGGGGATTTGCCCCGGATTCTGCGTAAATATTCCCCATGGCTCCGCATGCTCCGTATATTGTGCATCCAGCAGCCATCAAACCATTAAATAATGCGTCTGTATAGGTGTTTCGTATAATTGCCATAACTTCCTCCAACGTAAAAGAGTGGGGATTTCTCCCCACCCAGTTATAAGTACGTGTCCTCTTCCGGATCCAACTTTTCGTCCTCCTCCGGATGCAACTGCCCCATTTTATCCATCAGGATAAATGTGAGTGGCAAAAATATTGCAAATAAAATTACAAGTGGCCAGAAGATCCCTGCCAAAACCATGAGCACCATTACCAATGGGTAGTTCGGTTTCCTTGGTTCGTAATACAAACCGTTATCCTGGCAATAAAGCTCTTCGTCCTCGTCCTCCATTCTGCATAGCGTCCCGATCGCCCAAATGTATACTGGCTGACTTAATAAGATCCCTAAAAGGTACACGAATAGGATTATATCCCACATAGTACTCCCTCCCTTCTCTGAGAGTTATTTCTGGGAGCCATTTACTCTTCCGTCATCCAGAAGATCTTTTACCCCCTCAAACCATTTATCAATAACCTTCATCATTGCTTCCTCGGTAACGAATATCTGGAGCCACTTAGGTAGCAATCCTCTTGCCTGGCTTACAACATACTTTAATTTCTGTTTGCCCTGACCGGATTCATTGTAGATGTGCTCTGCTTTCAAGATCAGCTGATATACATCCTGACGGATTCCGTCCAGTCCCTGCATCTTTGCATACTGGTAAGCTAAAACAATCGTAATGATCGCTAAGATCAGAAGAGCCACTGCAATTACTGGCAATGGGATCTGAGATAATACATTTACTAATTCCATTCTTGTTTCCTCCATTTCTTTTCATGCCCTCTCAGGCTTCCGTACAGCCTCATGGGTCTTTGTTAATTGGTTACATGGTAATTTCCTTGCATAAGCTACTATCATGCGGATTTGAGCCGATTAGTGCTTTTAGTTTCCGGTTATATGATTTACTCCCTGACGTGTCAGGAAATTTTCCAGATCGTGTTTCGCTTCCTGCTCATAATCCAGGGCTTTGTGCATGTCTCCGTTGCACTTGGCGTCCGGGATTCTCTGCATAGCTTTTGCTGTAGCTTCTGACAATGCAAGAGCTCCGTCCAGGGCTTTTACTGTCATGTACTGGAGTTTTTCCCTGTTTTCTTCTTTGGCGTCCTGCTCTCTCTGTCGGTTTAGCCTTTCCTCTTTCTCAGCTTCTGCTCTTGCCTGGATTTTTCTTTCGATCAACCAAAAACAAAAAGCTGTGATCGCTGATGGAACTCCGGCAGCTATCAATAAGTCCATTGGATCTGTGTCTCCTTTCTCCTATTACTTCGGAACTTGCGAGCTAATTCGTTTTTCGGGCTGCGCTCGTATCTGCATATGCAACACCTCCTTCACTGCTAATTGCTATCTCATCATCATCGCAATCTGCATACCTCCGGCATGCGTACTCGATAACGTCAAGATCTGCTTCGATCTCCTCCAGACTTTTAGTTGGCGTCCCCTTTATCAGGAAGATTAGATCATAGATTGCCGACCATAATTTGGAGATAATCTGTAACTTTGTCATTTATCGCCCTTCCTTTTCCTGAAAAGATGGTAGTGAGGCTTCTCTTCGCCAAATAAAAGCCACCGGATCAGATCATCCAGGAAGATCCCGAATGCTGATAAAAAGAACCACAACAGCGTAAATTCCGGACATATCTGGCCGAGTATATTCCCAGGCATGTTACTGTAATCCCACATGTTCAGTCCCAACCATACATTCAGGATCAATCCGGAAATAAACTCAATCACTGTGATCCCGGATGCAGCTATCAACTGCTGGAGAACCAATGGCATACATCGTGATCTCTCGTTAATCACTCCGCAAATGATGAAGCATAAGCCTCCGCACACTGCCATTGCCGGAAATGAATATCCCCGGAAGATTACTTCCAGGGAATAATAAAAAACTCCTCCGATCAGGAAGAGCGCCAGGTACTTTATGAATTTTTTCACTATGCAATACCTCCGGATGCGATGATCTTCATGTAATCTTTCAGGACTTCATTCTGGAACTCCTCTGGGACTTTCGCTCCCCACTGGATCTGATCCAGATCTCCAGGCTTTGTTACCGACTTGATCCACATATTCAGGGCATTACAATACGTTGTGTTATAAGAGACATAGAACATTGCCTTGTTGACGATGTTCTGCATGTCCTCAGCAGAAAAATACTTGCATGGCTGTCCGTCCTCATGGTATTCCAGCTTTTCCTCTCCGGCCAGCAGCTGCATTTTCTTGCCGAATAAATTGATCTGATCTTTTTCTGTTAAACTGAAATGCTCCACTCCGGAAGATGTGCTCACATCTACTCCGGCATAGATCGTCTGCTCACAAGCAGATGCGATTTCCTGGTATTTCGCTTTTCTGGCATCCTCCAGGCTCAGATCTTCCACACTGGAAGGATCCGGAACCTCCTCCGCTTTTGCGTACCAGTAATCAAAATCAGATTCGATCTCTTCCTGAGTTACTTTGCCCTGGTAATGGAACTGGACCTCCTCGCACTCCCACACCTTGTACTTATTCTTTTTCCCATCCTGGATGTCCTCTTTATCCACCAGCTCAATGTTTTTACGCATGATAACATCTGTTCCGGAAAATACCGGATAGACCTCAACTGCTGAGGGCTGCGATAAGTAAGATTCTCTTCTCATTTTCTACTTCCTTTCCGTGCTTACTTGCACTGTATGAACACATTTTGAATAGCTTATCAAAACAATACTCCATCCGGAATTTCAAACTGTTGCTGTGCTTTATCCAGCCTTTGTATGCTGCAATCCGGCAGGCTCTCCACCATGGGATAAATCCTTTCGCCTTGAAATCTTCCCAGGCTCTGAGCACTTGCCTCCGGATTCTCCGGAATACTCTCCCACGGATGATCGTGTATCTCCTCCGGACTACATAGCCCATCATATCAACTCCGGGTGTACGTTTCTTACTGCCTTTTCTTCGTTCTTCCAGGTTCTCCCGTTCTTCATCGAAAGAAGCCACCTGGTAGAATTGCCAGATATCCTTAATCTTCAATCCAAACTTGTCATAAGCCCAGATCGTAGCTTTCTTCATTGCCTTTTTCAGCTTTGAAACATCGCCATAGATCGTGAAATCATCTGCATAGCATACAATCGCATATACAAGCCTATTCCGCTTTCCTCTGCGTATCTGAGCTTGCTCATAGATATATCTCAATACATAAGACATCACGTAATTGAATAGCCATGCCGGAAGATATCCACCTATGCAAAGATGGTTCCCAGGATAATTGCTCATAAGAGCACCCAGGAACCATAGCAGCACTTTATTTTTGCCTATGTCTCTCCTCAGCATCTCCATGACGATTGGAACCGTCACTGAGGGATAAGCCTTTGTTACATCTCCTTTCAAGGCAACTACCTTGCCGTGAAATTTCTTCCGGAGCAGTCTTTCGATCTTCCGCTTTCCGGCTACGCCTCCCTTATTCGGGATGCTCCCGTACTGGATCGGTAAAATCTTCGCTCTGAAAAGAGGTTTCAACGCATATACTCCGATATATTCAAACACCTGCTGTTCTGGAGATTCCTGGCAGATATCACGGAGCTTCTGCGTCAGTCCGTCAATTCTTTGAAATTGGCGAATCGGTTTTAATTGTAAATCTCGGTTGATTATACGTTGCGTCAGCATCTTTGCTACTTCTGATTCAGCTTCCAGGGTTCGTTTAAAATCCTTATTCAGCTGATCCTCTACGATCTCACGCTTTGTTATTTTCCCGGTCTTGCATAGCAGACGTTGGAAATCTTTTCTGCTCCGCTTATTCCGGAAGCATTCCACAACGGCAAGTTCATTAAATTTCCAGTCCTCAATATTGACCGTTGCTGGTTTGCAATATGTTTTCACACATCAACCTCCTTAATATTCATCTGGTTACTTCCGTGGCTTTCCCCGTAGGTACTAGCCTCGTTGGTTTCAAGTTATTTTCGCACATAAGCGAGGATTATACGGTGCAATGATTTTTAAATACTCTTTTCAAAATTGTACCAGTTGCTCCGAGAGAGCCGTTCCAGTTAGCGTTAGACACCCAATTGTTCGAGTTACGGCAAGGAACGCCAGCATTACCACCGTTGTTCAAGTTACCAAAGCACCAAGCCGCACGAACACCAGACGCCGCAGGTTCGCAATTGAAGCCAGCTCCCAGACACCGTATAACCCTAAAATTATTTTATTTGCAAATAAGACAATAAAGGGGCTTACTGCCCCTCTGCTTCGCATTCACCCCGTTTTTAACCCTCAAGACCAGGTGCTCCGAGAGAGCCGCTCCAGTAAGCGTTAGACACCCAAATGCTCGAGTAACGGCAAGGAACGCCAGCAATACCACCGTAGTCCAAGCCACCAAAGCACCAAGCCGCACGAACACCAGACGCCGCAGGTGCGCAATAGAAGCCAGCTCCCACTCCAACGCCGCTTCCGCTTGCGTTGGTTGCCTCCGGCCATAGAACATCATCATTGATTGCATTATCAGTAATATACTTCCATGTCCAGGCAGCCGTATCTTTCGGAAATACCAATGTTGGAACATTTACTTTTTCGTAGTTCTCATTGATTGCAGAGCCTACTTTTGACTGATCGTAACATTTGTAGCAATCAAAACAATAATTCTCATTCGCATCCTGGCTCCACTGCCATAATTCATCGGAGACAATCAGATAGGAACCATTCATGAACTCTACGCCCTGGATCATTCCCGGTTCTTTTCCAGAAGTCGGACTGTATCGGCTACCATCTCTACCAAGTACATTATCGTTCCATCCGGAATAATACGGACTTGTGGAAAGATAGGTGCTTCCGGCTGTGGTATCAAAAGTCTTACCTCCGTTGTCAACGTAGACCGCTGAGTAATCCGTACCACCAATGTTCACAGTCTCGATCGCTGTAATTAACTTTCCATCAAAGATAGAATAGTTACTTGCTGTGTTTCGGTCGGTTCCATTCTGAACTCCCAGCATGACCGCAGATCCCACAAAAAGGTTTGCAGCCTGCTCCTTTGTCAGAATTACCCTTTCTACTCCAGTCTCACTCACTGCAACTGTGTACTGGTAGTTGTAATTTGTACAACCTTCAATCTTTCCGGAATTTCCTTTACGTCCATATTTCAAACGCATCATAGCATCCAGGAACTTGACAAGAGATCCGGAAGCTCCGGAATACTGTGCTCCTCTACCTCTCCATCTGGTTACGCCTGTCTGGTGGGAAGTTCGGTTTACCGGTTTCAATCCGGTTCCGCATGTGATACCCCCGTCTGCATCAATTCCGGCATAATACTTCGGGTGTGCCATATACTCATGCACTTTTCCGGTTCGATCGGTTCCCTCTTTCCATCTCTTGTACCCCGGTGCTGGTGTGCATCTGGTTTTCAGATATTTATAATCTTTATCCTGCCACTCTCTCTTGTAGGTATTCTTCTGGAGAACCCAGCACAGGTGTTCTCCGCCTCTGACCTTTTCAGTATCGTCAATATGCTCCACATAAAAAATCTCATGGGAACCATCTGCTTTTTTCTCTGCCGCAACCTCAAGACACCAGAACTGCGGAAGGTGTGCAAAAGGATCGGATCCGGCTGTTGATTCTGTAGACGGTGTGCAAGTTAATCCAGTGGAATCATCGGTCAACTCTCCGATCATGGATGTGCTTTTTGAATATCTCGGTGTGGTTACACCATGCACTCTAGTATCAACCAGAACATTTCCGAACCATCTCTCCAGCATTTCAGACTTCGTGTAAAGATCCGGATTGTACTGAATCTTCCACCATTCAGCAAAAAGGGCGTCCACCTCTGCTTTAGAAGTAGCCGCCGCAACTTTCTCTTTGTATTTCAGATCCATCTCTCCGGCGATCTGATCTCTGTGTACTTTCACAAGTAACTGCATTGTCGTGTCTCTTGGAATGTTTATAGTTTCACTCACTTAACTTACCTCCTATGCACTTAAAATAACAACGTCAAGACCACTATCGCCCTCGTTGATCCGGAACGCAATGGTATTGGCTTGGTTGACAAGTAACTCTGTGGCTTCTTTTGCCTTGGCAATGGCATCTGCTGTATCTGCCTGCCTTTTCTCTTCATTCTGATTTCTGGTAGTTTCCGAATTAGCACGGGCAGTCTCGGCATTGGTGCGAGCTGTCTCAGCCTGGGATCTTGCCTCCTCCGCCCTCACTCTGGAGCTTTCAGCATTGGCACGAGCTTTCTCAGCTTCATTCGCCGCTTTCGTAGCTTTATCTGCATTTCCGGCAGCCGTATTTGCTGTAGATGCCGCCTGGTTCGCAGATCCAGCTGCTGCAGAAGCAAGGGAAGTTGCCTGGTTTGCATTTGCAGCCGCAGCGTTCGCAGCACTTACTGATGTCTGGATCGCAGAATCAATCTGTTTCGCATTGTCTACAACTTTCTGTAATGCCGTTTCCTGGCTTTTTCCGTTCTTTGTGGCAGTCTCGGTCGCAGTCTGCTGGGTTTTTGCCGATTTCGTGACGTTTTCAAGGTTTGTCTGCTGGGTTTTCCCGTTCTTTGTGGCGGTCTCAAGAGCTGTCTGCTGGGTTTCCCCGTTCGAGATAGCAGTTGTCAGATCCTGCAATGCTTTCTGGACTTCTGCAGACTTCGTGTTGATCGCCTCCACCTGCTGTTTCATGGTAGCAGCTGATTTTGCAACTTCGGTCTTGATGTTATTGTAACTCTCGTTTTCTTCATGTATCTTTTCCATGCAGGAAATAAAGGCACTTCGTACTTCTTCCCCGTATTCAGCGTTTCTCAGCTGTTCAACCTCTTGAGAGATATCTGCCATTTAGTCCACCTCCTCGATTTCAGTCTCCTCTTCAATGCACTGTTTCTCTTCTGTGGTCTGTGGTTCCGGATCCGGTTCTGCACTGGGAGTTTCTCCAGGATCCTCCGGATCGACCGGGTTTTCAAAAGCCTGGATCAGGTCAGCTTTCTCTTTTTCAAAAGTCTCTTGCATCTCTTTAGTCTGGGCTTCGTAATACTCCTTTAGTTCTTCCTCATACCTTGCGGTATCGTCTGCCAACTCATTTCCGGCATTACTTCGGATCTCAGCCAGGATTCCACTCAGGATTCCTTCTGCCATGAAAATAGGCAGCCCGTAAGCCGCCATTGTATTTCCAACCTGCCTTGTCAGAGCTTGTTTTGCATCTGCATAAATCACGCTAAACGGTCTTGTTGGTTTCTTTCTCTCTTCCATCTTTTTCTACCTCCTGCTCTCTTTTGATGGTTCCTACAGCTACACTGTTTTTTGCTGTTTTTTTAGGTTCTTCACCTTTTGGAAAAATAAGTTCCATGCTCTCACCTCCTAATTCCAGTAGCCGACAATAATTCCGTTGTATACTCTCAAATGAGAATACGTCCAGCTATTGCCATTGTTCGTTATCTCGCACACAATCGGTATCGCTCCGCTAAAAGCCGTATATCCTCCTGCTGATATGCTTCCAATTTTGAAATTTTTTAATGTATACCAGTTTCCAATCAAATTGCATCCCAGATTCACTCCGTATTCATCGTAAATACTGTTTGCACGGCTAAAACACAACATAGTAGTGTAGGAAGTAGCTGAGGAACTTGCTTTTTGAGCAAATGCCATATACTTTCCTTGTGGTTCCAAATCGAACACTAATCCCTTATGAGCATTGTTCCCTGACCACTGGTTTGTGCCGATCGCTCCGACATAATACCCATCTCTGTAAAAGTGATTACCCGTTTCATCGAATACAGCACGTTTCTTAGAGTTCTCTACTCCATAATTGTAAATAGCAATTTCTCCTGGGTTGATCTGCACGTATTTTGAGTTTTTATTGAAAGCTATAATCACGTTGTTGTAATACTGTGTGATGTAAGATCCCATTTCTCCTTTGCTTACCTTTGAGGTAATAGCTGTGGCGTTTTGCTTGATCGACGAAGAAAGTTTTTCTTCTCCGGTGGTAGCTCTTGACACCTCGGATTCGATAGAATCTTTCAGCACTTGAAGCTGGCTTTCCGAATATCCTGAGATATACCCCAGAATCTCAATATCCGTGATATAAACTTTTGTTCCGGAAGTATAGTTGTAAACATAGAAGTACCAAGAATTGGCAGTTACATTATCGAACTCCAACTCAAAAGTTTTATACGTTTCTGTTACACTTCCGGCATCTGTGTACTTATTGGTTCCGGCAAAATAGATCCGGATCCGTGATGTCTGACCTTCTCCGCACTTTGCCTTGAATCTCACTGTAAATGGGCCTGCTTTTGGAACTTTTACAATTTGTCTCAGGTAATAGCTGGATGTCTGTGTCTCTCGATCCAACAACGCCCAGTTCTTCGATCCATCCTGAACTTTCGTGATGTAGGTTGTATTTGATCTGTACCAGTTTTTGAAAGCGTCCTCAGAATCAGAAAAACTGCCGTTCTGGCAGTAATCGTGTTGAACGTTGGTATATACTTCTTTGACCGATGCAGCCACTTTCCCGACTTCGACCTCCAACTTGGCGTCTACGTCATCCAGAAGCTCTTGCATATCCCGGAGGCAACGGATGTCTGTGATATACAATACAGATCCGGAATATCCGTATACTGTCACCGCCACAGATTTTGACGCCCTGGTAATCTGCACTTCCTTGCTAAAAGCATTAAATTCATCCGGATTATATCCACTCAGGTACGAGGTGGTTTTGTTCTCTGAAAATCCATACTGGATGTAGGAAGGTCGGTACTTCGATCCTTCCGGATATGCTGCTTCAACAGCAATCTTGTATTTTCCAGCTTCCAGGATTCCCAGGCTTTGTGTCAGTGTTACTGATCCGGATCCAGTAAAAGTTAGCTTGAATGCTTTCGTGTTCCGGAACTCTGATTTTTCAATCTTGCAATTTCCGGTTGCTCCAGACAACGTAAATTTGCCGATATCGAGCGTTTCCTGCTCTCCTCCGGCAATGTAGTTCTTTCTGGCAACTGTTTCTTTCACACTCCTTACAGACAGTGCGATTTTGTTCTCCATGTTGGTTATGGAGTTCTCTATCTCCTCACGGGCTACTCTTACGGAATTGTCTGCATGTTCTTTCGCAGCCGTTTCACTTTCAGAGATCTTCTTCTCCACGGAAGTTCGGTAACCTGCATCTATGGATTCCGCCACGATGCTGTTTGCCATAACCATCTTTCCGTTGATCTTTCCATCCATCGTGAGTGCTACTCCGTCAGCCGGACCATCATATCCATTACTGTAGTGAGCTAGTCCACCTAGTCCCCATCTCCAGAGGTTCTTTGCATTAGCAACTCCCGGAGTATCTGAGACAATGAACTCATTTTTTGTGTGGATTGCATTACCTGTCTGGTTCATGTCATTTAAGAGGTTCGTAGCGTCCCGTAACGCCTCCTGGAGGATTTCTCCTTTGCTCGGTATAGAATTTATAGTCTTTTCTATTTCCTCGGCCGTATGGCTATTTGAGGACGTATAGGTATTGCTCTGCTTTTCCGTGCCTAATGTAATGGTATTCTTAGCAAAATTGCTAATATATACTTTCAGGCTTGACAATGGCAATTTTGAATCAAGCCCATGTGGAGGAGAAACACAACGAATCAGACCTCCGACCTCGAACTCCTGAATATCATCATCCGTCAGATTCAGATCAATAGCTTTCAATTCAAGAACCATATTCTCAAACTGTACGCTTTTCAGATATTCCCGTCCTTTTTTCATCAGGTTCGATGCTACCGTGACATCATCCCACGTAACGGTCTTGTAGATCCGTCCGTAGGCTGCCACTGCACTGTCATCAGAGACGTAATCAACGCCTCCGTTCACTTCTTTGATTGTCAGTCTCTCTTCAAGACCTTCAATGCTGGATTCCTCCAATTTAGCCCCCAGAGGGATAACACATGTTACCAGGTCGGAAGCATCCATATTTTTAGAATAATCAAGTAAATTCTTCCCGAACCTGATCTCCTGGCTGTTCTGGGTATAAAATTCATCATCGTTCAGATAATCCAGGTAGCGGATGCCATCCTCTTTCCGGATTACAAGATGCCCTCCAAGTCTGTCTACCATCTTATCTTTCAGGGTTTCTCTGGTAGTTTCCCAGTTAGCGTACCGATATAGGGAATCATTTGGATCCGTAACCGATACACGTCCCAGTGTGAATTGCTTTCGCTCCTCAACTTGGGAATTATGATTATCAATTACCGTTTTCAGATAATTCTTGACCGAAATATTGTGATACACTGTCGGTCTCTGAATACTGTCACAAAAATAGGCAAGTTCTCCTTCGACGAATACTTTCTTAACTCCCTTGGAATCTTCATCGTCATAGAGAACTCGCCCTGCAAATTTTTCTACTCCATCTTTGTAGAAAACAATGTCAGTAGTGAGCTTTTTCACGTACTGGTAATATGGGTGTGTCGGGTAGACTGAAAACTCAGCCTGCCCGTTCACATTGTCTCCCTTCTGGTAGTAGGGATCCCCGACTATTAGTGCCTTAACCCGTGGGTTATGGATCATGTACTCTTTCCCATCCACAAAAGCCTTAATTGTATACATTTACAACATACCTCCTCTGTGAACGATTGTTATTTTTCCTTTACCCTGGAAGTATAGCTTATTCTCTCCCTCGTAAAGTTCAATGTCATACATGATATTTTCTCCGGCGTATATATCATACGTTCCGTTTCTGTATTTTACTTTCATTGAGGCGTTTGAAATAATTTTCAGCGTGTCGTTATACGGATATCCGTCCAGGGTTATCTCTTTCCAGGATGTCGGACTGTTGATGTCAATGTCTGAAGTATTCCGGATCACTCCATCTATGAAGCTGAACGTGTCCCATTTCCACGGTTCATTGGAAGATGTGACATCCAGCTTATAAGGATCACACGTACATTCGATACTGATTTCTGCAAGTTCCTCATTGGTTTTCTTAGTGTCAATATGGCACCGTCCGGTATAATAATAGCCGGAATCGACATCCAGGATGATCCGCCTTTCCTTCCCTTCGATCGCTCTCGCAATTCTACTGATTAGTCCAGTCCAGCGGATGTAGCTGCAATCTCTGGCGTCAAATGTAAATTTCAGTGTTCGCATTTCATACACTACGCCACCATTCTGAGCTTCTGTCAGATCCAGGGATCCATTCATGCCATTTACACTAACGTATACCGTCTTTGCTTTCGGAACTCCGATAGACACGCTTTTCAGCTTCAATCCCCAGTCATTATATGAGTGGGCGTCATCGAAAGACACGCCCGTTACTTTTACTGGCATTCATTAACCCCCTCTCTTTTTATGGGTGTCTATTCTACCCATATCTTTATCTACGATAGGTGTTGTTGCGTGACCTATCTCCTTTTCGTCCAGGTCAACGTGTACATGCGTCTCCCCTTCGATTACAACCTCAGTTTTGCTTTCAACGAATGATTGTCCGTTTTCCTGTTCAACTTTGTATGTCTGGCTTGTATTCTTATCCAGTGTAATCTTTCCGGTTTCGACATTTACTGCCGCCTGCATCCGATCCGCAAGGGCCTCCATTTCTTTGTCCGTCTGTTTCTCCAGATCCGGCATGGAATCTTCGATACCAACACCAACGCCAGGTGGGATCCATCGTCCGACTTCTTTTGCGAATACTCTCGATGGAGAATGTATTCCGAGAGCACCTTTTACTCCGTCAACAATTCCAGAGAAGAAGCTCCTAACCTGACTTCTGAACCATCCAGCCGCATTGCAGATTCCGTTCCATACACCTGTTACGATATTTCGTCCGACCGACATCATCTGTGACGGTAAGTTTCTTACTCCGTTCAGGACAGCATTTACCAGCTTATTAGCCGCTTCACGTCCCTTGGACATCAGATCTGATCCCCAGGAAACTACTTTTGATGCTGTATTGCACAGCCATGTCCAGATCTTACCTGGAAGCTGAGAGAAAAAGTTCACGATTGTAGCGATCGTGTTGCTTGCAGCTGTTCTGGCATTGCTCAGCATATTAGTTCCCCATGTAATGAGGTTCTGGAGCGTGTTATGGAGCCATTGCTGTACCTTTCCTGGTAATTCGGAGAAGAATGTCACAACTGTATCAATTACGTTCTGTGCCGCTTCTCGTGCTTTCTGGAGCATGTTGCTTCCCCAGGTAACAAAATTGTTATAGGTATTCGTGAGCCATGTCCAGATCTTGCCTGGCAATTCACTGAAAAATGTAACAATGTTATCAATGATGATCGGAACATTCGTTTTTACCCAGTTGACCGCATTTATACCAAATTCAATCAGCTTCCCGATGACAAATCCCAGGGCGTAGCCGATCTTGTATGGAAGATCTGTAAAAAATTGCACGATCGCATCAATCGCAGTGTTTACCACTTGTGATGCAGATTCCAGTAAATTAGATCCCCACTCCTGGATCCCCGAAATAACCTGAGATAGGAACTCAGAAATACGTCCAGGCAAAGCCTCGAACCAGGCAACCACGGCATCTACAATTTCACCGATTTTTGATGGAATTTGCTGGATAAATTCAACGATCTGATCCCAATGCTCCTTTATCACGATAACCAGATTTGCAACCGCAAATACAATTCCAGCAATCGCAGCCGCTACCAGTGCAGGTGCTCCCAGAATTACCGCTCCGACCGCAGCCAGGGCAATTCCAACTCCCATCAGGATATCTTTTATTATGCTGAATCCGTTCTTGAACATGTCAATGAAATTTGTGACCGCAAGAATCGCACCAGCTATGATAGATCCTACCCCGGCAATGACTGTTCCGAAGGTAGCAAAAAACTCTCCGATCGCAGAGACCGCAGAGCCGATAAATGATCCGATCTTTGTCATCACGGATCCTGCTGTTGTAGCAAGTCCGCTGAGTTTTGTTCCAAAGGCAGCCAGTTTAGGGAACTCTAATGCAATTACTTCTCCCAGGGTTCCTGCTCCGCCCTTCCAGAGGGCAAACCCTTCAACCGCTTTTCCTACTACTCCGACAATTCCGGAAACTCCACCCTTGAATGTTTTCAGGATAGAGAAAAGACTGCTTACTGATCCTACAACATCTTTAGCAACTTTCAGTGCCGCAATAGACGCTGCAATGGTTCCGATCGCTTTTCCGATCGCTTCCATGGTAGCCGGATCCTGGCTGTCGATCACGGAGAAAATATCTCCAATCAGATCTACGACACCTTGTACAATTTCCCCGGCAGTATCTAAAAATCCCTGGAAGAATCCATCCAGCAAAGCAGAAACACCAGGAAACTCTTCACTCAGCCCCTGGCAGAATCCGGCAACAAAATCTTTTGCCGCCTGGATAATCAATGGCAAGTTTGTTTGAACAGCCTCGCCAATTTTACTTATCATTTCACCGAAGGACTGTCCCATTTCTTCTGAATGGTCTGTCATCGCCTGGAGAAATTCCGTAAACAGATAAATTCCAGCCGACCACATATCCCCGGCAACATCCATGATCGCACGTACCAGTTCCGCAACCATCATTGCTCCGGCAGCTGCAAATTCGCTCTTGTGATCTACGATTCCCTGGATAAAGGAACCTACGAGGTTTTCAGCAGTTCCGATCAGTTTCGGTGCCGCTTGTGCAACCTCGGTTACGATCTGAGCCATAACTTCCCCGGCTTTTGTTACCAGGGAATCAAGTCCACCGTCATTGAATGCCTCTTGCAGTCCCTGGACCATCGTCTGGGCTTCTTTGACGATATCTTTTAATGGTGTCTGCATCTCCTCGTACAAGGAAATAGCAAGACCTTCTAAACCTGATTTCAGGATCGTAATTTGTCCGCTCAGGTTGTCGTTCATGGTTTCCGCCATATCAGCGGCAGCGCCATCGCAGTTTGCAATAGAATCCGACAGCTTGTTAAAATCATCATCGGAAGCATTTACGATTGCAAGCAATCCAGACATTGCTTCCTGACCACCTAAAGCGGCAGCCATTTGAGCTTTCTGATCTTGTGTCAGTCCGGAGAAACCTTTTCTCAGATCCACCATGATCTCATTCAGAGATTTCATAGATCCGTCACTCTTTGTCAGAGATATTCCAAGGGCATCCATAGCTCCCTGGACTTCCTTAGTCGGTTTCGCCATTCTGGTAAAGATGCTTCGCAGAGAAGTACCTGCCTGGCTCGCCTTAATTCCGGAGTTAGCCATCAGTCCGATTGCTGTAGCACAATCCTCCGCAGAGAACCCAAGAGCTCCGGCAACTGGTGCAACATACTTAAATGTCTCTCCCATCATGCCTACGTTGGTGTTGGCATTGGATGATGCTTTTGCCAGGATATCTGCAAAATGCGTAGAATCCGATGCGGATAGCCCAAAAGCCGTCAACGCATCGGTAACAATATCACTGGTTGTTGCCAGATCCTCTCCGGAAGCAGCCGCCAGGTTCATAATACCTTCGATACCGTCTAGCATGTCGGCGGTTTTCCATCCAGCCATTGCCATGTATGAAAAGGCATCTGCTGATTCAGAGGCACTAAATTTCGTTTTAGCACCCATCTCTTTTGCTTTATCCGTCAGGCTTTTCAATTCATCCCCGGTAGCTCCGGATATTGCTGCCACATTGGACATAGACGATTCAAAGTTTGCTCCGGTTTTGATCGCCGCAGTTCCGATCCCCACTACAGCTGTTGCCGCCCCTCCGATGATCGCAGTTGTGGCTTTTAATGCAGTGGAAGCACAGGAACCAATTTTGCTGATACCGTCCTGGAATCCAGAAGAATCTATGGAGGTATCAAATTTTAGTGTGCCATCATAGCCCAATGTTTTCACCTCACTTTAAGGGCAAACAATGGATTATCGGCTCATAATGGCACTACTTAATCTGTTGTCCGTATTTAATTTTCACTTCAAAAACATTAGAGCACTTTCGCCCTTTACAAGCTACTTGCACTCCCTTACACTCTGCCTCCTCAGTAAAGAAAAGAGGCATCCGATACCCACATGCAGGACAAACCACCTGGGTATACTTCTTTCTGTCTATTTTCAAACTATGCAGCCACCTCCTTATACCAATCCGGTAAGATCTCCGCCATGTAGCAGAGCTTCTGTCAGGAGTTCGTTTGCCTCCCTTTCGGCATCCGGGATAGGAAGGGCATGTACAGTCTGCATTTTCTTGTAGAACTCTCTCTGTTCCTTAGACATCGTGGAGGTTATGTTGATACTTCTATACCCCATGATCTTTACAAACTCCGTGTCCTCTCCCAGTGCCTTAAATAAAGCTCTGAACTTCCACCAGTGAAGATCTTCCACATCTTGTAAATCAATACCGTATTGCTCCAGGAAAGCCGCATAGATATAGTCATCGTCATATTCAAACGAGTATACTTGCTTTGATCCGCTTCCTCCGGATCCTGAGCGATCATTCTCGGTTTCTCTGCCGCATCTGTAAAACCAGATCATTTTCTCGACCGCTTCTGTCATGTTCTGTGGAATCTCCGGGTAATAAAGTTTTAACCCCTGAATAAGTTTCTGACGTTTTCCCACCTCATCGTCCTGCATGAGTAATTCAAACAGAATAGAAATGCGGAAATCGGAATTGATCCGATACTCCGCACCGTCTATTTCTACTGTTTCAGGAAGCACGTCCAGAATGATGTTAGCCATTGTTTACGGCATTAAAATTGTTTCTGTTCTGGTGCTTGTTTTTGCCACCTTTTCTCTGTTCAGCTCTTCTCTGCTGTCTGTTCTGTACTCTTCCAGATCCGTATTTTGCCGAAAGATCATCCATAAAGGTTTTCGCCTCTCCAGACAATGCAGTTACCTGGGCGAATCCCTCCATACGGATTCCCAGGTTATTGTTCTTGTGGAACACCTTCTCGGCTGTTCCGGCTCCAAACAGTTTATCGAAGTATTCATTTACGCAGGTACACTGATATCTCATTCCATCAGCCGTTGATAAGCCTTCATACGCATTAGGATCCTGGATCTTTTTCACGATCCATTTATTCAAATCCTCGAATTTTTCTACTACGTCTGCATCCATCAGATCCAGTTCAAGATCTACTCCGTTAATGGTTACTTTACTCATTTTTCTTTACCTCCTGAATTAAAAATCAGCAGCTCCCTACTCGGCAGCCGCTGTGAATGTTTTTGTCTCCGTATTGAATGTACCGAGGATCGGATCCCCAACTGCATTCAAGTTTCCTTTGACAACCTGCTTATTTTCTCCGGAATAATCAGATACCTCGCATGAAACGAGGAATTTTCTTGCTTCAAACTCATTTGTTCCGGTTCCTTTGTTCCAAAGTTCAACTCTTACATATTCAAACTCTGCATCGGATCCGGTATAATGATTTCTTCCAACCATGTAAAGAGCGTCAACAGCTTTCTCCTCCTGGATGTGATCAGCTTCAAAAGGAAAGCTGGTTTCATATCCAGTCACGGAAGAAGAAGAACTCTTCTCGTTGACGTATTTCACAGATTCCGTCTGTGCTCCTGGGCTTTCGTCCAGGGTAGTAAATCCGGTTCCCATGAGTGCATACTCCGCTTTTTCAGCAGTGCCTACATTCAGGTAATCGGCAATCATGTGACGCATTACTGCTGTTCGTTTTGACATTCTTGTGCTACCTCCTTCTGGTAAATCAATCTTAACTGTATCTGGTATCTGGCGTTTCTCATGGATCCATCAAACATGTACCCATTGGAAAGCACTTCTATCTTCTCCGCATAGCAATTTTCCGGAAGATCCGGATAAATCTCTTTACGGTTCTGATCCTCGATCCAATTTGCGAATTTCTCATAAAATGCGCTGTTCTGGATGTTCTGGATCCGATCCATGGAGTAATACTCTCTGCTCCCAAAATTAAATTGATACTGCTTCACTTCGTCCCCATTGACGTAACGTTTGATAACAGGATCAAATACTCCGGTTTCGATCGTGTACTCCACAGCCTGATCCCCCAGGGCATCCACACGGAATACCCCATCTTGCAAAAGAGGGCATGTCGCAATATGTTCGACAATGCCCTCCAGGATTGAATCAGCCATGCTATCCTCCTATTTTCCTTGCACCTTCCAGGATCTCAGCTTTCTCAGCCACCTTCATTCGTTCAAACCACTTGGCTCCTCTATTCGGATCATAATCTCTCGTTTCGGAAGTGTCCCAGTATTGTTTTCTGGCGTATGGTGCAATATACTCCACAATTCCGCTTCCTACTGTGGTTCCCAGTTTTCCGGATTTCTCCAACGTTCCAGTTTGAAAAGGTACTCTGGGGCTGCATCTTCGCAGCACCTCAGAATCAACGAATTTCTGCATCCGGGTAAACTTCTGGTTTGTTTTTGGAACAAATGAAGAATCCCACTTTAGTTCTGCTTTCCCGTTCTTTCCCTGGATGATAACGCCTCTCGGTGTCGTGATCTCCTTAAAAGCCACTAAGCACCACCTACTCTCCAGTGTTTTACGGCATCGGATCCCCTCCGGGTGTTGTCTGCATACTCGGTAACATGAACGATATCACGATCATACTTGAAAAGATCCAGGAAGTCCCGGATCCGTGACGATGTAATAACTCCACTGCTGAAATCAAAATCATCAAACTTCCATTCTCCATTGTAGAAAATGGTTCCGGTAATGATGTAACAGCCTTTCTGCAACGTCCAATGTTTCTTAGCCTCTTCATCGTCTAGGAGCTTGTATTTGTCCTCTGAGATGTATGTCCGTGAATCCTGCACTCTGGCATTTACTGGGATCCTGATTCTAAAATGCAGATTCTCTTCACGTTCTGAGGCTGATCCTCCGGAAGATCTCATATCCACGAATGATACCTCCGAAATGTTTGTAGGGATAAAAACCTCCCTTCGGGTTTTTTTGTCCAGGCGAAGGTTAAAAATAGTGATGTCCTGGTTTGTAATCATACTTCCTTGACCTCCCTCTGTACGTTAAGCCAGTGCCGGACAGATAGATCTTCATGTCAGCGATCACTTCCTGACGCATATCTGATTCTTTCCCGGCATCAGCGTATGATACTGAATATCCATCGTTGCTCTCAGACTTCAATTCCTGGTTCCGGAGTTTTTGGTATGTGGAGTATTTCTCAACTGCACAGCATATCGCATCTTTCACGCAGTCAGGGATAACCTCCAAGCTCCTGATCCGTCCGAAGGTTATTGTATCTATCAGAGCCGTAGCCCATTTCAGATTCTGCTCAAAAGTGATTTTACTTGCCTCTGTACCTCTGTAGTCCTTGGAATAGTAATCATAGTCAACGTATGGCTTCTGTATAGCCTCGTCAGACATTTTTAATACACCTCCCGTAGATTTTCCCGTCTAAACAGGAAAGAACCTCTGAGGCTTATTTCTCAGCCTTAGAGGATGCCTTTGTAGTTTTCTTTGTTTCTGGAGCCGGTGTTGCCGCCTGTTCTGTAGCACCTGCAGAAGCAATCTGGGCTTTCAGATCCTGGATCTCTTTCTCTGCCTCAGCGTTTTTCTTCTCCAGATCCTCGATCTTCTTATCTGCATTTTCAGCATACTTGGAAGCCTCCTCCAGCTTTTCTTTCAGATCCTGGATCTCTTTCTCTGCCTGTTCCAGCTTTTCAGAAGGTTCTACGTGTTCATGGATCATATTACCGTCCATGTCTGTGATCGTATATCCCAGGGCAATATATGTTTTCTTCTTTTCATCCGGGATCTTTAATACTCTGTTTGCTTTTCTTGCTTTTAACATTGTTTCTCCTTTCTACGGGAAAAGAGCCGTTTCCGGCTCCATCCCATAACAAACACGGTTCAAATTATGAATGCTTTGTAATGTTGAACGCAATCGCATCAACTTTGTTTGGAAGTAAGAATACGTCCTCGAAAGATTCCTCGAAGTAATCCCACTTGCCCTCGGATCCGGCAGACGGAGGATCCAACTGTGCAAACTCATAGTTTGTAGGTGTAATGACTGCCAGTGGATGAACCAGGCACATGTTGATCTGATCTGCTGTAGAATCAACTTCCCAACCCTCTGTAAAGTCATATGCAGTTTTCATCATGTCAGTAGGTACACTGTCCGGGATCTCCACTTCGTCAATGGATGTGATCGCTCTCTTTAATGCTTCAGATCTCTTGGACACGTCAATAGTCTTGACGATTGCCTTTGCATTGGTAATGAGAGTACGGACATCCGGAGTAACGTAGAGAATACGTCCAGCTCTCGGAACTCTCGCATTGTCCATTGCAGTCATCATCTTATCGAATACGTCAAGGACATTATCTGTTGTGAGGACTGTCTGATCTGCTGTCTTGCTCTTTGCAGTGTAATCCGCATACAGTTTGGAAATGAGATAGCAGTTCATTTCTGGGAACTTCTGCTCCTCGTTGAACACTCTTGTAATGTTCGCAATGGAAGCTACCTGGTTTGTTTCCTGGATATCACGAGGATGAACCAGTGTGCTCCATGTTCTGTGGTTAGTTACCTGGAGTGGTGTCCATGAGTTGTTGTAGTTACGTTTCTTCTGACCGATTGTGTCTCTGTCTCCATCCACACGTCCGGTTGTAGTGATTGTCGGAATCTCGATCACGTTTGAATTTACCCAACGGTATCTTCCGTTGTTCGGTGTTGCAAAAAGAGCACCGAAGTAGAGTACATAAGGGAACTCCTGCTCCAGTGCCTGCTGGTATTCTTTAGCGTAGTTTAATGCTGCCATATTCTGTTATCCTCCTTAATTTTCTTTAGGCTGTCTTAATCTGTTGAAGCCCATGTTCAGGAATGGGTTCTGATTTCCTCCGGCTGGTGTTCCTCCGTTTGCTCCGGCAGAAAATCTCGGTGGATTTCCGCCCTGGCCTCCGGCACCTGCTCCGGATCCTCCGTTGCCACCTTCGGCACCGGATCCAGCACTTCCATCCTTGTTTTCGGTTACGAATGCACCTTTGTAGTCCTCGTCCCCCATAAGGGAATCCATGAACTCTTTTGCTCCCAGGAATGTTCCGTTGTCATCCAACTGGAATTTCTTGGATCTCAGTTCGTCCAGTACGCCTTTTCTTGCGGCTTTTGATGTGAACTTATATCCAGAGAGGAACATATCCTCAGCGTGGGATCTGCTCTGAGCTGCCATCTGGTCTCTCAACGCCTGAGTATCGGTGTTATACTTCTGTTCCCACTCAGAAACCTTTTTCTTGATTCCGTCAACGTCCTGATCCTCAAAAGATTTGATCTGAATGTTGGCATCGTCCAACTGCTTTTTCACTCCCTTGAGCTCTGTTTCCTTCGCATCGAATTTATCCTTTGCGATATAACCACCTGATGAAAGATCTACTACCTTGATGTTTTTATCTGCATCAATGGCAGCCTCCAGCTCCTCGGCAGTCATGGGAATGATTGCTCCGTTTTCGTCCTTCTTAAAAAGTTTCTTCAAAAAATCGTAAGCCATTGTCACTTACCTTCCTTTCTTCGCTGATTTCATTTAGATTCCGGTTCACTCCGGCTCTGCTATCGTGCATTTATATCCCGGCACGATGGGGAACTGAGTAGTTTATATGCCATTCCTCCAGGGCAAAACAAAAGGATTGCCTTTTATTGACAATCCCTCTGCGTAAAGCGTACCTGAGAGCTTCGTATAGCCTCATGCACACCTTTTATTCCATTGTGTGAGTATTTCTCCATTCTTACCGCTGATCGCCTATATCCGCCTCCTATTTAACCCATAGGTGGGAGATATCAGGATCACCGCCTTTCTAATATTTGGAACTGTCGTTGTTTTCCTCCTCAACAAACATCCAGTCATCAGCCAGCATGTCTGCCTGAGATGCTAACCATCCCATTTGAACTCCGGACGTTCCGCAAAATGCGATAGCCATATTACCGATGGCATCATGTTCGCAATTCACGATATCTCCATCCGCCGTCTTGTAGGAAATACCGGTGGCAAGCTGGATGTACTGTTTCTTCCCGTTCCACCCTTTACGGGCAACTTTAAATCCTCTCCTCAGATATTTGATCGCAAAACCAAAAGAGAATGTAGCCTCTCCGCCAAGCTGAGGACAATTCTCCTCGTTAGCAATCTGCCATTCATCAGAAAGAATATTCTCCAGAGTGTAGCCAACTCTCTGTGTTTCTCTGATATCCAGATCTTCGCCATCTTTCGTGTGCATAATAACCGTCTCTTTTTCCTGATCCCAGCTCCAGTAACCTCCCCAGGAAGGAAGTTTCACCTTGTGCCCCTCTTTCATCAACGCAAGAGCCTCTTCAAAGTCCATGCAGGAATCATCATTCACGGAGAAAATAACGTCTGTGATATAAATATCTTTGCAGTTTGCGTGAATCAGATCATCATTGTACGTCTTGCCTATATACTGCATCTTATCAACCACATTCGGATTGACGATCACTTCCTCTTCGCCAGTCGGCATGTGAATATAAAGGATAATGCAATCAATATCCTCTTCCTTTGCTTTCAGCTCCTCCCACTGCTTAAACAGATCTTCTTTCTTCATGTTACATGTACCTCCTAATTTGATTTTTTATTCGCCCATACAGCCTTTTGAGCTGTGGATCTTCCAAAATTGACAATCCTTCCTTCACTATCTTTGTATGCTACCACTTGGGTTCTGGCACTGTCATAGCTCCGGTTGGTGTCATTGCAGAAGTTTTTCAACTCCCTCTCTTTCTTTTTCAGCTTCACGCTCTCCGATGTAAAATCTTCCTGGATGCACTGGATCTGTGCTTCGCTTCGTGATTCCTGCATTGCCGCATCGTAGCTGGAAAGAATACGTTTGATCTCTCGGATCTCTCTTTCATACGCTCTCTGGATCTGTGAACACTCATAATCTGTCAGCATATCGCCGTTGTATGAGTATTTCGCCCGG